TACACAGAGAACCCCACAGAGTTTACTGCATGGTTATTAGAATACTTAGGCATAGGTCATATGGATATGCTATTAGAAAAGAAAAACCAGCTAATGAAAACCAACAAACAACTAAGATCAGAAATTGCCAAACATTACAGGCTAGAGCATCGCAAGATGGAAACTGACGAACACTACAGCGCTGTATCATTTAATTAACAAAACAGTTGACAATGTAGTTTAGATAGTTCATCATTACACCTCAATCAATTAAAGAGGTATAAAAAATGAACAATTATCCAAAATGGAATATTCAAAGATATCCGCATATCAGTGATTACATTCTGCAATGTTTTCGTCAAGATTTAGATAGAGATGAAACTTATTGGGCTGTATCAAGTTACTTGCTGTTAAAAAACAAAAGTCAAAGGCAAGAACTTTCTGACTACATTGCCCAGCTTGATTCGATGGATGTTTTTGCAAAAGGCCGCATTCCGAAGGAGGTGGCGTAATGAAAGTCAACGAATGTTATTTATCACATCTACGCGCTAAAGACGTTAAACGTATCCGCAGAAAAAATGATTTAAAAGACCTAGCCCTTGCAGGGATCGTATTTTTTTTGTACTGCGTTGTATCTAATATGGGTTACAACGATTGTATCAATCTGGGGGTGTGCTAATGTCTATGTCAATAGCTAGAGACAACATCGCTAACAGCATTCAATCTATGGACGTTAAGTGGGATGGAGACATCATAGACCTAGATTGTGATTGGAAAGATCATTTTTGTTATGCGTTTTTAAATGCAATGGAAAGTTGGTGGGACGATATACTACCTCATCCTATACTCGACAGACGGCAGTTTTTAAATTTGCTGTACAACGATTCTGATAACGAAATAGTAGCAGGTGTTTTACGAGATGACATATACCTGACCTTAGAGCCAACATTGCGTGAATTAGTACAAGAAGTATATGATGAAGTAAACAATACGCCTGTAGAGCAGTTTGCAGGTTACAACAGAGGACAATAATATGTTAGATATAATAATCGGTGTAATAGGATTAGCAGTATTTGGAGTATTATTATCAGGGGCATGGCTGTTATTACAAGACGCACAAAAAAGATACGAAGAAAGAAACAAATAGACCAAGGCCACCCCTCGCCTTTTGAGCCAGATTAGTCCACTGGTGGTCGCAACGGACTATAAACTATACGCATATAATTAATGCAAAAATAACATTACAACTTGTTGTTTTATATAGATAAAATGCGCCTCTAAACAGGAGGTAGTTATGATGTTTTTTATGGCTTTTTGCTTGCTTGCCTTATGCGCTATAGCAAAAGATGAATTTAATTAACACTTTTAGTTATATGTAGTACAATGTAGCAACTAATTACATACAGGTGATAGTATGGAGTTGCAATTAGTATCTAAAATTAACGAAGCAAATGACAGAGGTTGGGTAGAATTAGTCGAAAAGATCGATGCGATTACCCAGACTTTAACTTATCCAGAGTATAATCGACAGCAAGTTAGAGAAGAGATTTTAAACTGGTGTGAAGAAGTAAACGTAAAGCTTAATCAGCCACCTCCTGAACCAATTATACCCTCCCTTTTATCTGAAGAAGTATTTGGAACTGAGCAATAATGGGCAGACCTAAATGGATACCTGACGAACTAACCTGTAAGAAAGCTAAAGACATGGCTTCTAGGGGTCTTACGATCCTACAGATAGCCGATTGCCTTGGTGTCAGTCATACAACAATCTACGAAAGACAGAACGAATATCCTGAGTTTGCTGAGGCTATAAAAAGGGGCAGAAGTCAAGGAATAAAAGAGGTTGCTAACGCATTATTTGACAAAGCCGTAGGGGGTGATACTACCTCTATGATCTTTTACCTAAAGAAAAGAGACAGAGAATCTTGGGGAGATGAGTACATTGACCCAGTAAAAGAAATACCGCCTATCAATATTATCGTAGATAGTAATGCAATTAACCAAGCCGCAGAGTGAGATATTTTGTTCTGAATCTCGTTTTCGTGTCTGCGTTGCTGGTAGAAGATTTGGCAAGACCTTTCTCTCAACAGGCGAACTTCTTAAAGCGGCTGTCGGTGGTAAGAATAGAAACTGCTGGTATTTAGCTCCTACCTATCAGGCGGCAAAAGAAATTGCTTGGTCTATGCTGATTGACACCATTCCAGAAGAGTACATTGTTAAGACTAATGAGACAGCCCTTACATTAAAGCTAATTAACGGATCAATCATTAGCCTAAAGGGTGCAGAGAAAGCGCAGAATTTAAGAGGAAGGTCGCTTGACTTCTGTGTTTTAGATGAGTTTAGTGATATGCGGCCAGAGGCATGGTATGAGGTTATACGTCCGTCACTATCTGATAGGCAGGGATCGGCACTATTTATTGGCACACCTAAAGGCAGAAACCACTTTTACGACTTGTGGGCATCTGGCTTACATAAAGAGAATGATTGGCAGAGCTTTCAATATACAACGCTAGAAGGTGGCAATGTACCTGAATCAGAAATAGAAGCCGCTAAAATAGATCTTGATGAGCGTACATTTAATCAAGAATACTGTGCAGAGTTTGTGACATACAGCGGTTTGATATATTATGCATTTAGTAGAGAACTATCTGTAGTTGATTGGAAGAATGATGGTACTCTACATATTGGTATGGATTTTAACTTAGACCCTATGTCAGCCGTAATCTGCATTCGTAAAGGCGAGATGCTGTATGCAGTTGACGAGATTGTCATCTATGGGTCGAACACTGACGAGATGGTTACGGAGATAAAAGACCGTTACCCGAATCGTCATATAATAGTTTATCCAGACCCAGCATCAAGACAGCGCAAAACAAGCGCAGGTGGTCGTACAGATTTGTCGATCTTACAGAACGCAGGGTTCGCGGTTAAAGCCAAGAAGTCCCATGCTCTGGTTAGAGATAGAATAAACGCAGTGAATAGCCGTTTACTAAGTATTAATGGTCAGCGGAAATTGTTTTTTAGTCCTAAGTGTAAGCAAACGATTAAGAGCTTAGAACGACAAACATACAAGGAAGGAACAAGCATACCAAATAAAGATGGCTTTGATCATATGAACGATGCCCTCGGTTACTTGGTAGAATATTTGTTCCCTGTTCGCACAGAATACGATACACCACAACCGACTAGGTGGACTTGATGAGATTGAGCGCAGATACAACACACCCCGATTATGATAAATACGAAAGCCGATGGGAGTTTTATGTTCGCTCTTATCTGGGTGGAGAGGATTACTTTAATGGCGCATATTTGACGCGCTACATATCAGAAACTAGTGATGACTATGACCGTAGATTAGATTTAACCCCACTAGATAATCATGCAAAGTCTATAGTTCACATTTACTCCAGCTTTTTGTGGCGAGTGCCACCCACTAGAGCCTACAACAGCGCGGCTAATAACGTAGCATTAGAACCTTTTATAGATGACTGTGACCTAGAGGGTCGTAGCTTTAATGCGTTCATGCGTGAATGCCAGATCTGGTCAAGTGTATATGGTCATGTCTGGATTATGATGGATAAGCCAAAGTCTAACGCAGGTACAAAAGCTGAAGAGTTAGCGCAAGACATACGTCCTTATGTAACGATGTTTACTCCTGAAAACGTTTTAGATTGGAACTATGTTAGAACCCCTAGCGGTAGGTTTGAACTTGACTACCTAAAGGTTAGAGAGTCCGTTATACGTGTTGATGAGACTACCACTGAGACATACTACAGAGTCTGGTACAAAGACCGCGTAGAGCTATGGCATTCGGTAAATGACTTAGATAAGCAGATAGAAGTTGATGACAATGTGTTAGGTCGTATACCTGCCGTATTCTTACCTGCTAACCGTAGCGTTACAAGAGGCATAGGATTAAGCGATATAGCCGATGCTAGTTATATGCAACGCGCTATCTATCAAGAGCTATCAGAAATCGAGCAATTGATTCGGATCAGCAACCATCCGACACTAGTAAAGTCATATCAGACAGATGCTAGTGCAGGGGCAGGTGCAGTCATTAATTTACCTGATGATATGGACGCAAGCCTAAAGCCATATCAGTTACAGCCAAGCGGACAGAACTTAGACGCTGTTAGAGCGTCAATACAAGATAAGATTCAGTCTATTAACCGCATGAGTCATATGGGTGCTGTACGTGGCACAGAAGCTAAAACTATGAGCGGTGTGGCTATGGCAACAGAATTCCAAATGCTCAATGCTAAATTAGCAGAGAAGGCTGATTTGTTAGAGTTAGCCGAAGAGCAGTTATGGTTGTTGTTCTGTGATTGGCAAGATGTTACCCCTGATGTTGAAATATTCTACCCTGATGCATTTGATCTTAGAGATTACGATAAGGAGCTTATGTTCCTTCAGCAAATGCGTTCTACTGGCGTTAAGTCGGCTACCCTCTCTATGGAGATAGATAAAAAGATCGCTGATCTAATCCTTGATGACGAGGCTCTAGCGAAGGTTCACGCGGAGATTGAAGAGACAGCATCTGTCCTTGGCGACTTCTCAGATAAAACTCAAATCTACAGCTACCATATTGACGCTGGTCTTGTAACGCCTAACGAGGTTAGAGAAAAAATTGGCCTTGATGAAGTCGAGGGCGGTGATGAGCTTATGTCTGCTAAAGAAGAAGGCACTGGTAGTAATCTAGGGCAGTTCTAATGACCGCTGATATAGATCAGTTGCGTGATCTTGTAAAGCTTGCTGAAACACATCAGGCAAAGCTTGCAAGCGCCTTAGTTAAGCTAGAAAACCGTATAGCAGATATTATGGCTACTGCGCCATTGCGTGATGGTGAGTTGTTTGATTTAGAGTGGGCTGTACAAGCTAGGGTTTTATTAAGAGAAGCTATAGACCAAGAGTATTTGACGGTCGTTGATAGTTTAGTTCGAGAGTACACAGGTGTAGCAAATAAAGTTGTAGCTATGCTGAGTCAGTATGGTGACATAGCTAATCTTGATGCAAGTATTATTCAGCAACTACAGAGCTTAACCTTTAAAGGGTTTGAGGACTTAGGTCAGCAGTACCTAGATGTAATCGCTAAAGAAGTTTATGAAAGCACGTTAGTAGGCACACCGTTTGCCGCAAGCGTAGCAACGATTAGAGCAACTGTAGGCAGTGATCTAGGTCGTTATGCTAGTCAACAGCTACATGATGCCTTGATGCAGTTTGATGCTTCTGTAAATACGAGAATAGCTTTAGAGGCAGGTGCTAAAGAGTTTAAGTATCAAGGGCCAGATGATGAGGTTACGCGCAAGTTCTGTTCAAAGCACGTAGGCAAGACATACACCAAAGAAGAAATTGAAGAAATCTGGTCTGGTGATTGGGCTGGAAAAATAGACGGTAATCCGTTTATTGTGCGTGGCGGCTATAACTGCCGTCATAGATTTAGGGCTGTTTTTTAAGGAGACAATAATGCCACAAGGTAAAGGTACATACGGAACTAAAGTAGGACGACCAAAGAAAAAAAATAAAAAAAAGAAGAAATAAGTAATATGCTATACTGTTGATTCACCAATACTCTATAAGAGGTTCGTAACATGAGCGATGATATCATGGAAACACAAGCTGAGACTGAAACAGCGGCAGTAGAAACTCAGGAAACAAAGACGTTTACACAGGATGAACTAGACCGCATTGTTGCGGATCGCGTAGCAAGAGAGCAACGCAAGTTCGATAAGAAGATACAAGGCATTGATCTTGATGACGCAAAAGAACTGATGGCAAAGAGAGAGGCCGCAGAACTTGAGCGACAAAAAGAGAGAGGCGAGTTTGATTCTATCCTGAAGAAAACAGTTGAAAAGAAAGATGCGGAAATACAGAGTTACAAAAGTAAGTTGCAACAGACGCTAGTAGATGGAGCGATTCTTGGTGCGGCTTCTAATAATAACGCTGTCAATCCAAATCAAGTATCTCAGTTGCTAAAAGACCAAACCAGACTGTCAGATGATGGGATGGTAGAGGTGCTAGACGGTAACGGAGTACCGCGATACAATGACAGCGGTGATCTGCTATCTGTTAATGAAATGGTAGCAGAATTTTTGACAGTAAACCCACACATGGTCAAAGCGTCACAAGGTGGCACAGGATCGATGGGTAACGCTGGTGGCTCTACACAGAAGCCTCAATCTGTGGCAGATATGGTTGCAAACTGGAGTAATGGTGGCAAAGAGCAATTTGCCGCGATGAAGAAAAAGTAACCACAAACCACTAATTTAATTTTTGAGGATATAATCATGGCCGCAACAACTTCCACAACTCTTGACGACCTGTTCGTCAATATCGTAGCTCAGGCGCGTTTCACCGCAGAAGAGCAATCCCTAATGATGGGTCTAGTAACTCAGTACAACATTCAAGCACAAGCTGGCAAGACAATTCAGGTTCCTAAGTACCCTGCGATTACTGCCGCGGCATTGACTGAAGGCACTGACATGACTAGCACTACTGTTTCTACTTCTTCAGTTTCTGTAACTGTTGGTGAGGTAGGCGCACAAGTTCTATTGACTGATATGGCAACTTACGGTGACGGAAACCCTGCTGTTGAGCTTGGTACTGTTCTTGGTAACTCTATTGCTACTAAGATTGATACTGACCTTATTGCTTTGTTTGACGGTTTCTCTAGCTCTATTGGATCGGCTGGCGCAGAGATTACTGTTGCTGACTTATTTAAAGCCGCGGCTACTTTGCGTTCTAACAAGGTCACTGGAGCGATTAACGCTGTTGTACATCCGTTCCAAGCTTACCAGTTGAAAGCTAACCTAACTAACACCTTTGCTAATCCAAATGGTGGCGACTTGCAAAACGAAGCAATGCGTTCTGGTTATGTTGGTACTATCGCAGGTATTAATGTATATGAGTCTGCTAACGTATCTGTAGACGGCAATGACGATGCGAAGGGTGCTGTATTTGCTCCAGAAGCATTGATGATTGCTATGAAGCGCGACTTTAACATTGCGCCTCAGCGTGATGAGTCTCTCAGAGCATTCGAGCTAAACGCCACTGCTGTATATGGTGTTGCAGAGCTTGATGACTCGTTCGGTGTTGAGATTCTATCTGACGCGGCATTGTAATACTGATTGCCCCCGAAAGGGGGCATTCTTACGAGGTTTATATGGCAGTAAATTATCGCGGTGAAAGGTTTGACGGTTACAACAAACCTAAGAGAACACCTAACCATGACAGCAAGAGTCACGCTGTACTGGCAAAAGAAGGCGATAAGATAAAGCTAATTAGGTTTGGACAGAAAGGTGCAGATAACAAACCGCCTAGAAAGAATGAATCAGAAGCAGACAAAGCAAAGAGAAGATCGTTCAAGGCAAGATTTGCAAAGCAGATAGCAAAAGGACGTAAAGACAAAACAGCATCAGCGGCTTATTGGGCTGACAAGGTGAAATGGTAATGGCTTATTCAAGCGATGCAGACTTATTAAAATTAATTCCAGACATTCTCGATTTAGGTATCGAGTCTTTTGTTCTTGAACACCCTAAAGCACAGGCTGACATACAGCGTGAGTTACGCATTAGATGGTGGCCTCGCAAGAACATAGCTGGTGAGATGGACAATACCAAGCTCACAGCAACGCAGTTTACAATGGCAAGTGCTTATCTTGTGTTGTGGCGTTATGCGTTACCTCAGTTGACTAACTGGGTAGAAGGTGACAGATTTCAAAGTATGATAGATTTCTACAAGGCACGATATGGCGAAGAGTTAGAAGCCGTATTGGCTGATGGCGTAGACTATGACGAAGATGGCGATGGCGTTGTTAAAGAAGATGAGAAACAGCCTGTCGGACAGCGGTTAGATAGATAATGCAACTTGATGTTGACGTTGATTTTTCGCAAGTAAATCGTGAATTAAAAAGACGAGGAAGGAATTTAAAGACAAGCAGTAAAAAAGCACTGTTAATTACTGGCTTGAAAGGCATAGAAATTATTGAAGATAGAACCAGTAAAGGTAGAAGCTTTAAGGGTTCATTTTTTAAAAAGTACGATGCTAAATATGCGGCTTACAGGTTAGCAAGAGGTAGAAGCACAAAGCCTAATTTAGAGTTTACTGGAAAGATGCTTGGCAGTATTTCTGTAGTGTCGACTAGCAAGCAAGCGGAGATTTACTTTACAAGAGCAACTGAAGCTAAAAAAGCGGCAATGAATCAAAAGAAAAGACCGTTTTTTGGATTTAGTCGAAACGAACAAAAGACGCTTGGTAAAGTGTTTGAAAGGTATTTGAAATGAGCGTAAGAGAAGAGAT